AATACTTTCACCAATTACGAAAACCTAGAGGTGGAGGTAGGAGAGTTAAAAGTGAGAGCGACTGGAAAAAATACTACGGCAGCTCTGCTGAACTTACTGCCGACCGCAAGGAGTTCGGGAATCTTATCTTCAAACGAGATATAATTAGCCTACATAAAAGCAAGGGTCTTACAAATTTTGAAGAGACCCGACAATTATTTCTCAATAATGTATTAACGGAGGCGATGTCAGATGGGACACCAGCGTATTACAACAGTAACATCCTCGGTCGATACATGCGAAAGGACTACTTCAAAACTGGCACAGACGATTGACTCTCCCTGAGGAGTCTGCTATAATTACGAGGTAGTCAAGGGGAGTTCTCCAATGAACGCAGAGTTCTACGAAACTGAACTAAACAACGAAGACGCACTGTTTGATCTTTTTATCGACCAGTTGCATCAGTTTGCTGAGCTTGCTTTGGAAGACGACCAGACTACCGCTTGGGTCAGTAGCTCAGCGGATAGAGCAACTGCCTTCTAAGCAGTTGGTCGCAGGTTCAAATCCTGCCTGACTCGTTGCCCTTCGGGGCATACGGTCCATTGCTAGTAAAAGTATGACTACAGCACAGAAGTTCTCGTCCGTCATCGATGTTCTTACAGACGCCGTTGATCGACAAGTAACCCTTGACATCGAGTATCCTATCATTTATAATCAAGTTCTGAAACACTACGAGGAGAAAGGTGTCGATTTCTATGGTGATGTAGATGAGGATTATGATATCCTCCTTACCAAACTTGAATCAGACCTATTTTATTATGAACCAAGTGAAAGTTCTTCTTGAACGTTTTCCCTATCGGTATGTCTCTGTTGGGATGCTCGAAAATGGGCATCCTGACTACCGAATCCAGAAAGCAGATCACTATACCAAACGGTATCGTGACATGTATCTTCTAGACAATCAGATGCAACTTCTGACTGCCATTGAAGATTTTGAATACACAAAATGGTTGGACCCAGAACGGGTTCCTTGCTACATCAAAGACGAAGTATCTTCCTCATGACCTCTTATCAAAAAGCAATCAAAGCACTAGAAGAATGCGTCAAGGACGCTATGGAAAACAATTTTGATGCTGCTCTCCAGTGTGAGATTTGGCGTCACTATCAAGGTATGAAAGCAATCGAAAGGCAACTGCCTAAGCAAAAAGAATATAAGTTCTCTATTGCTGATGATACGATTAGCATCTCATCCAGTTATTATGATCCAGACAGCAATATTAATTTTGCTGCAGATACAGTTCCTATTGATTTTGGAGATACATATGGTAAGGATGTAATTACATTCTCCTAGTCTTTGCCAATAGACTCTAAACTAGATGGTGTTTGGCTGGATGACAGTCGCCCATAAGCAGAAAGAGTTTCTCCGTTCTCTAAAATAAAAACGGAGTGGTGGAGTCATTATGACCCTCTTTGTTTCTTGCTTTAGCAAAAGCAAGTGGTGCGGATGGGATACTCTCCCCGCCAGGTTTCTTGTTTCCTGTCAAAGAACAAGTGGCGTGCATGAAAAGACCTACTGAAGGACCCATAATGGGTCCTTTTTTTATCGATAAGTCATTGTTATCTGACAAAGGGCTTTACAAACCTAAAGAAATCCTATATAATGTAACAGTTCTTCACACTTGAACAATGACCGTAACAACAAACGAACTGGGGCAGAACAATCTGTTCGCTAGAGAACCCCAGATGGTAGTCGAAGACTACAACCGTAAGGGTCTTGATTCTCCCCAGCAATACATCGAGCGTTACAACGGTCGTTGGGCAATGATGGGGATTGTTTCTGGATTCCTTTCCTATGCAATCACTGGTAAGTTTTTCTTCGGCATCTTCTGATGACCGCAGCGTTCTTTACCGTTACTAGTATCGCCTTCTTTGTGCTACTAGGATATTCAGTCCAACAACTTGGTGAAACTTATTAATGGAACACAGTTTGATTGAACTCCTCACTTATTATGTAATTGCAGGAGCACTTATTATTGGAGCACCCGCAGTGTTCTTCATCGTTGCTTTTATGCCAGCACTCATGAATACCAAGGGTGCAGTCGTCGGTTACAAAACACATCGTGACTATGGCGACACCTCTATCTACTCAAACATCAAATAGGAGAAACACAATGTTTACTGACAAAGCAGAAAAACTGAATGGTCGTGCAGCAATGATTGGTTTCGTTGCAGCAGTTGGTTCTTACTTGGCAACTGGTCAAGTTATCCCTGGCATCTGGTGAATCGCTTCCTGATGTTCACCAAGGATTCGTGCGGTCCTTGTGGTCTTGTTAAGAGATATATCAACGCACTGAAGGATGATCGCACTGAAGTCATTGAAGAAATTCAACTAGAAGACTTCAGTGACATCCCCATCCCTGAAGAAAACCTAGCAATTGCTAAAAAATATGGTGTAACTGCCACTCCTGTATTGGTTGTTACCGATGCTGAGGGCACTATGTTGGGTAAATATACTGGTGGGATGCAAATCACACAAAGTATTCGCAAACTATTCGATCAATATGTCTGAACCTGTAACCGACCTCTACGAAGACATGGCAACCCTAAATGCTCTTTACGAAGAGTTGTGCTGGGACCCAGAAATCCCTCTGGAGTTCAAAGCAGATTTTGAAAATGATCAAATCACCATAAAACTAAAAAAAGAAGAGGAGTAAGGAATAAATACCTACTCCTCCCCTAGAATCACTATGGCACTTCTAGCAACAGCAGCAATTCTTTTAGGAACTTTCTTTGGTGCGGCAATGCTAACACAATCTGGTCAAGAGTAAAATTTAATACAGTTTTGTATCACCTTGATACAATATATAATGTGTAGTTCGAGTTTGGTATATGAATTTCACAACGACAACCCTCGCAGTAGGAACAGCGATGACTCTTTTTTTCGGGGTCCCGATCGCGACGTTGGTTTCATAACACAACCTGACTAAATAAAACTGAATATCGTCGTCGCATGACGGAGGGGCAACTGGCACAATCCAGTTGACGCCCCTCTTTTTATATGTTATTATAGTGAGGTTCACATGAGACTTATGAATACATTACTTGCTACTGCCGCCGTAGCAGCAGGACTTGCTACTATTGGTCCTGCTACCGCACCTCCTCCACCTGAGGTTGTAGAAATTCCTGTAGTCGAGAAGACCTGGAAGTGTCCCGACTGCACTCCTAATGAGCAATATGTCCTCAGTAAATTACAAGAGAAAACAAAAATTAGAGATCGTAATGCTCTTGCAACGATTATGGGTAACATCCAACAGGAAAGCAAGTTCATTCCCAACATATGCGAGGGAGGGGCTAGAGTTCCTTACGACGATTGCCATCGGGGTGGGTATGGTCTTATTCAGTGGACCTCAGTAGGACGTTACCGCAACCTTGGATTGTTTGCTGAGCGTTATGGATATGACCCCTCTTCACTTGAAGGGCAAACAGCATACATGATTAATGAAACTGTGTTCCAGCAATACCTTCCAGAGTTTGAAGGACGTGGACACACTATCTCGCAGTATATGGTTCCTGCATTTTATTGGTTGGGTTGGGGAATCAAAGGTGCTCGCGAAACTTACGCACATAACTATTACAAGCAACTGGTTTGGGCATGATTAAGAAAATTAAGGAAACATTGAGTCAAGTATTCTTTTCACCTGAAGCAGCAGGTGGTTGGACAGAACCTGAATTGGAGTGTGCAATTGATGAAGAAGTAGTCGATTGTGAAGACTTCAAAGAACCTTATACAGGTGTTCCTGCTCCCGACTATCTTCCAGAAGACCCCTGGTTTCCTTCACCTGTGTTGTCTGAGAAACAGATGACATACAAAGAAGCACATGAACAGGCAGTAGCAGAGCAGCAGATTCTGGACGAGTCTGAGACCAAAGAGTCTGCTGATATTCACCAAAAACTCTACGAATTAGCTTCAAAAAACTGGACCACTGTGGTAGAATCACAAGGTGGTTCGGAAAACTTCCAAGAGGGACCTGGAGGTTGGACATCTGGAACTGGTTATGGTCAGTTCACTAGGTAGAAATACTCCAATTTTACTCTTGACGGATTCCCGAACCTCTGTTATACTAAATAGGTAAACAAATGTAACGAACCTTTTCGGATCTGTTACAAACTCCTGCCGCTTGACCGAGACTAGGCAGGGTTACCAATCCGTCTCTCATACCTCTGCTAAGGGTGTAGAGGAATAGTAACTCCACCATTTCCCTGATGGTCTTACTTTTTTGTTCAAAACAATGGCTCAATCTACTCTAGTTCAAAATCAACAACAGTCGTCGTGGGATAACTTCTGCGACTGGGTAACCAGCACTGATAACCGTCTCTATGTCGGTTGGTTCGGCGTCCTGATGATTCCTTGCCTGCTTGCTGCTACCATCTGTTTCATCGTGGCATTCGTTGCCGCTCCTCCCGTCGATATTGACGGTATCCGTGAACCCGTCGCAGGTTCACTCATGTATGGTAACAACATCATCTCTGGTGCTGTCGTTCCTTCTTCTAACGCTATCGGTCTTCACTTCTATCCCATCTGGGAAGCAGCCTCTCTCGATGAATGGCTTTACAACGGTGGTCCTTTCCAACTGGTTGTCTTCCACTTCCTGATCGGCATTTACGCTTACATGGGACGTGAGTGGGAACTCTCTTACCGCCTGGGTATGCGCCCCTGGATCTGTGTTGCTTACTCTGCTCCAGTCGCTGCAGCATCTGCTGTCTTCCTCGTTTATCCTTTCGGTCAAGGTTCTTTCTCTGATGCAATGCCCCTGGGTATCAGTGGCACCTTCAACTACATGCTTGTATTCCAAGCAGAACACAACATCCTCATGCACCCCTTCCATATGCTCGGCGTAGCAGGTGTGTTTGGCG